GGTCGGCTGCGCGCGCAAAATAACCAGTTAGTGTTCAAAAATATGGCGCATATTCATAGTACTTAGTGCGGAGCATTCAAAATGGCACCAAAATCAGGCCAAAAATTTACTTTGAAATATCAAATGTCTGTAGAGGGTGGCGTCTTTAAAGACGGTGACGATCGGTTGGCCCACAGTCCCAACCCAATGCATGGAAAGTGTGACGCGTTGTTGTTGATCGGGCTAACGGAGGAAGATAACCGCGGGTGGGAAGAGATCTGGGTACGTGGTTGCGATGGTCGTAACGTGCACAACTGTTTGATCCTAGATTCTGGAACGTTGTTTAGGATGTTTTTAACGCTGGCAGACGAAATAAAAAACTCTGAGTGTGCAGCGTGGCAAAGGCGCATCGCGCAATTGACGATCGACTCTTTTATTGCCAAAACAAAATCAGATCCAAAAACACCAGGAGCCTCTTGAGTACGATCCCTCCCAATTTAATGACCAAGCAAGATTATGCGCGGTATCGAAACGTGCATCAGTCTCGGGTAAGCCGTGCGATCTCGTCAGGTAAAATTTCTGTAGTTGTTCACGAAGGTCGCGAGATGATCGACTTTGCCCAGGCGGATATTACTTGGAAAGAAAATACCGAGCAGTGGCGTGTGGACGCAGCGAAAGGAAATAAAAGTGATCCTGACGATCATGAGGATGAGGGTGCCGTACAAAAAAGAACCGCCACTTATTCAGAGGCTCGTGCATCAAGGGAAGCTTACAACGCTGCACTTGCAAAATTAGAGTTTCAACAAAAATCAAAATTATTGGTAAGGGCAGACTCAATTGAAAAACCTTTAGCGGAAGCAAACCGTGCAGTCAGGGAAGCGATCCTTTCTGTACCTGATCGTATTGCTGGGTTGCTTTGCTCTATTACAGATCCAAACGAAATGCACTCGGTGCTTACTTTGGAGCTACACAAAACACTGGAGAATTTAGTTGCAGATAACCGATGGCGACCGATTAGTCAGTAGCGCATTCAGTGCATTCTCTCCTGACAAAATACTAACAGTCAGTGATTGGTCAGATGAATACCGCATGCTTTCCTCTGTCTCCTCTGCGGAGCCTGGTAAATGGCGCACGTCCAGAACGCCATATCTAAAAGAAATTATGGATTGTTTGTCCACCACCTCACCGGTGCAGGAAGTTGTTTTTATGAAAGGCTCCCAGCTTGGCGGTACCGAGGCAGGCAATAACTGGATCGGGTACATAATGGATCACTCCCCTGGCCCTACCATGGTTGTGCAGCCCACAGAAAATCTAGGTAAAAGGTATTCTAAACAACGTGTGGATGTTTTGATTAGGGATACCAAACGCCTACACCATAAGGTGCATGAGAAAAAATCTAGGGACTCCTCAAACACAGCAACCCTAAAAGAATTTAGAGGCGGGATCTTAATTATCACAGGTGCCAACTCCGCAACCTCTTTGCGATCTATGCCGATCCGGTATTTGTTTTTGGATGAGGTAGATGCTTACCCAATAGATCTGGATGGAGAAGGGGATCCGGTAAAGATCGCTGAAGCTCGTGCCCGCACCTTTGCCCGCAGGAAGATTTTTAAAGTCTCCACACCCACAGTGGAAAATAAAAGCCGCATCTCTGTTGCGTACGAACAGAGCGATCAGCGTAAGTTTTTTGTCCCTTGCCCACATTGTGAATTCTACCAAGTACTCAGGTGGGAACGGATGAAGTGGGAAAACAACGATCACATGACTGCCCACTATTTGTGCGAGCACTGTGAAAAGAAAATAGAAAACCACCACAAGACACAAATGCTAGATAAGGGCAGGTGGATCGCCACAACGGAAAATAAAAAAATAAAAACAGCAGGCTTTCATATATCAGCCCTTTACTCACCGGTCGGGTGGTTCTCTTGGAGCGATTGCGTAAAGCAATTTTTGGAATCTAAAGACAATCCGATCCGTTTAAAGGTTTTTGTAAATACGATCCTTGGGGAAACTTGGCGCGATAAAGGGGACGCACCAGAATGGGAAAGGCTTTACGAACGCAGGGAGCATTACCGTATTAGTACTGTACCGGCAGGTGCATTGTTCCTTACCGCTGGTGCAGACGTCCAAAAGGATCGTATTGAGTACGAGGTTGTTGGTTGGGGTGCAGATAAACAGTCATGGTCAGTTGAGTATGGTGTACTGCTTGGTGATACCACCACAGAAAAAACCTTTGAGATGCTTGATGCGGTAATGAATAAGACTTTTGAGCATGAATCTGGTGTGCAATTACCAATCCGTTTGCTTGCGCTGGACTCCGGTTATAACACCCAAGCTGTTTATAACTTTGTCCGTACCCGCGTTGGAAAAATGATTGCTGTAAAAGGTATGGAATCCCAGCAGGCAATTATTGGTTTACCATCAAAAGTGGATATTACTTACGCTGGTAGGAAGATCGAACGTGGTGCCCGCGTGTGGCCAGTTGGCTCCTCAAACGCAAAGTCAGAACTTTATGGGTGGTTACAATTAAAAAAACCCACAAACGATCAAGATCCCTATCCAGCTTGCTACTGTCACTTTCCAGAATACCCAGATGAATATTTTAAAATGCTCACCGCAGAGCAGTTGATTCGCAAAACAATCCGTGGTTACTCTAAATACCAGTGGGAAAAAATGCGAGACAGGAACGAAGCGTTAGATTGTAGGATTTATGCACGCGCTGCGGCTGCGGTGGTTGGTTTGGATCGTTTCCGACCAGATGATTGGAACGAGTTACGCAATCATGTATCATCTTTATTGCAGACAAAAAAGAAAACCACTGCTGGACCTACCAAGGGTGGGATAAAAACAAAACCTTCAGAATTTTGGGAATAATTTATGGCTTGGTCACAAGACGATTTAGACGCTATCGAAGAAACAATAAAAACAGGCACGCTGGAAGTAAAATATAAAGATCGCAGCGTTAAATACCAATCACTTTCAGACCTTTTACGCATTCGTGATTTGATTCGTGCCGAAATTGGGATAACCTCTGGTAGAAACAAAAGGATCTTAAGTGAGTTTGATCGTGGATATTAAACCTAATTGGCTGGACAGATTTGTCACTTTTTTCAATCCTCGTGCGGGTTTCCGTCGCGTGCAATCCAAAGCTGCCCTGCAGATGTTTACGCGTGGTTATGATGGAGCATCAAAAGGTAGACGTACAAAGAATTGGAACCCAGGCAATCGCGATGCTGACATGGAAGTGTCTAGCGCACTGGCTACTTTACGCAGTCGATCCCGAGATCTAGTCAGAAATAACTCATACGCATCCAAAGCAGTTGGATCTATTGTTTCAAATTGTATCGGTACCGGTATTTTACTAAAGGTAAATGAGCCAACCGTTAATAAGGATTGGATGGATTGGACGGACGGAAAAAACTGCGATTACTACGGCCAACTTGATTTTTACTCCATGCAGGCCTTGGCTTTCCGTGCATTGGTACAAGATGGCGAGTTTTTAGTGCTTAAAAAGCGCACTTTAGACAAAGAATACCCTGTGAAAATACAAATTTTAGAGGGTGATTACCTAGATTCCACACGTTACGACGTCAAAGGATTTATAAAAGATGGAATTGAGTTTGATGAATCTGGCAAAATTGTTGCTTATTATCTATTTGAAGAGCACCCAGGTGGCCGCCATTTAAACTTTAAAACACGTTTTCAATCCAAAAGAGTGCCAGCAGAAGACGTTTTACACATCTTCCGTATGGATAGACCAGGGCAAATCCGTGGTGTGCCTTGGTGTACACCCACCATGATGACACTGCGAGATCTTTCAAACTACGAAGATGCACAACTTGAAAGGCAAAAGATTGCTGCCTGCTTTGTTGGTTATATGGAAGATAACCAAGATCCAATAAACCAAGCAATTGGTGAGGGCGAGGAAACAAAACCGCTATCACAACGCTTTGAGCCTGGTGCTTGGGAAGTGTTACCACCTGGCAAAAAGATGGTTTTTTCAAATCCCCCAGGCGTTGGTGCAGATTTTGAGCCTTATGTGCGCAGATGCCTGCTTTCAATCGCATCCGGCTTTGGTATTTCATATGAATGTTTAACCTCAGATTATGGAAACGTAAATTTCTCAAGTGGCCGTATGGGCTGGCTGGAAATGCAAAGAAATATTGATAAATGGCGATGGTGTACATTTATTCCTGGTTTTTGTGAGGGAGTATTTAAGTGGTGGCTTGAGGGACGCGAGATTGCTACTGGCAAGACCGCACCGGATAATCTTCCGCGTATATGGACACCACCTAGACGTGAAATGATCGACCCAGTAAAAGAGATTACTGCAATGAAAGATGCTGTGCGTTCTGGTTTTGCGACGCTCAGCGACTCATTAAGACAGCTTGGGATTGATCCAGAGGCACACCTAGCCGAATACGCTGCTGACAATAAAATTTTAGATAAGTTACAATTGAAATTAGACACTGATCCAAGGCAAGATAAACAACCGCAGGGGCAAAATGGACAAACAGCAAACTAAAAAAGGCCAGTTGGGTAAAGCATTTATTCGATCTGCTCCACAGCCAGCAAGCTTTAATCAGCACGATATGACCATGGACTTGGTATTTAGTGCTGGTACCAAAGGCTTAAGAAGCTCTTGGTTTGGTGATTATTTTGAAGAACTATCCATGGACCCTGCACATGTGCGTTTGGACAGACTGCAAAATGGTGCTCCGGTATTGGCAGACCATATGCCCATGTTGGAAAACGTAATTGGTGTCGTGGAAAGCGCATATATCGACAATGGACAAGGCATCGCACGTGTTCGTTTTTCTAAAGACGAAGCCTCTGCAGCAATTGTTCAAAAAATTCGTGATGGCATTATTAGGAAAGTGTCTGTAGGATATTTTGTATATCGATACGAGGAGTTTGCTGCACCGGAAGGCCAGCCACCTACTTATAGAGCGGTGGACTGGGAACCAGTAGAGGTTTCTTTCGTTGCCATCCCTTTTGATGATAAGGCACAATCCAGAAGTGGCGAACAACAAAAGGTAGAATGCGAACTCGTATTAAGAAACTTGGGAGAAAAAATGGATCCAGTAAAAGAAGAAGTAAAGCCGGAAGACAAAAAAGAAGAAGTGGTTGCTGCCCCAGCTGCAGAGCCAAAAAAAGAAGAAGCTCCGAAAGAGGAGCCTAAAAAGGAAGAAGAAGCTCCAAAGCCTGATGCCGAAGCAAAGGAAAGATCCAGAGCAAGCGGTATTATGAAGGCAGTCCGCACAGCGGGCCTTGATCAAGATTTCGCTTTAAAATTAGTTGAATCAAATAAAACTTTAGAACAAGCCCAGGATGAAATTCATCAACGCTGGGTCGAGAAAGGAAAATCCGTGGAAATTAATAACCGTGTTGAAACAAAAGAACTTGGCGGGGTCGATCATATTGTAAGAGGTGTTACAAACGCACTCTTGCATCGTGCAGATGCTTCCAAAAATCAGTTAACCGAGGAAGGCCGCGAATTCCGTGGCTTTAGAATGACTCGTTTGGCTGCTCTCTTCCTAAAGGAAGCCGGTTACAAAACGGATCGCATGTCTGATTACGATATTGCGAAAAAAGCCCTTTCCATGGAATACAAAATGCGCGCAGGCGCTCATGGCACCTCGGATTTCCCGAGCTTGTTGGCTGACGTAGCAAACAAAACTCTTTTGAATGCTTACCAAGCAACCCCACAGAGTTTCCGTCCATTCACACGTGCCGTAACCACATCTGATTTCAAAAATGTGAACCGCGTACGTTTGGGTGAAGCACCAAGTCTTGAATTAGTCGGTGAACATGGCGAAGTTACCTATGGATCACTCTCTGACAATAAAGAACTTTATGCATTGAAAACATATGCAAAAGGTTTGAAGTTGACCAGACAAGCAATGATCAACGACGACACCGATGCTTTTTCTCGGTTGCCTCAGTTGATGGGCGCTGCAGTTTCTCGCTTGGAAAGTGACATTGTTTACGCAATCCTCACTGCCAACGCTGCAATGTCTGACTCTGTAGCATTGTTCAACAGTGCCCATGAAAACTTGGGTACACCAGGAGCAATTGGCGAAACCACTCTCTCTGAAATGAGAAAGTTTGGCCGCTTGCAAACAGGTTTGGATGGAGTAGAACTCCTAAACATTATCCACAAGTACATTATCGTACCAGCCGCTCTGGAAACAGCGTTGCTGAAACAAATTGGTGACATCACACCTGCTCTTTCCAGCAGCGTGAATGTGTTCTCCAAAATGTACACACCGATTGTTGAACCTCGCTTGGATGGTAACTCCGCAACAGCATGGTATGCAGCTGCAGATTACAGCCAAGTAGATACTCTGGAAATCATGACCCTCGAAGGTCAATCCGCAGTACCTCAAATTGACAGCGAGATGGAATTCGATACTCTTGCTGTGAAAATGAAAGTTGTTCACGATGTCGCTGCTAAAGCAATCGACCACCGTGGATTGTTCAAGAACGCTGGCCAATAATAAACCGGCACAACATTTAACTAGGAGATAAGGTAATGAAAAATTATAAAGGTGAAGGTGAATCGGTAAGCTTCACAGCTGGCGCAAGTTACGATGCAGGCGATGTCGTAGTTCTTGGAGATCGTGCTGCAGTAGTTGCCGGTGACGTAGCCAGCGGATCTGTCGGACAGGCAGATCTAGAAGGTGTTTACGAATTGGCAAAAGAAGCAGTGGCAATGTCAGTAGGGGACAAACTCTATTGGGATGCTAATGCTGAAAATGTCACCAAAACATCGTCTGGTAACAAAGCTATCGGACACGCGCATGAAACTGTTGCATCTGGTGTTGCAGTTATCGACGTCAATCTTGGTGCTTTCTAAAATTTAGTTTGATTGTGTCATGTACTCCTTTCCATGAGCCCAGGGTGATTTTGCCACTCTGGGCTTTTTTATTACCAGTAGGAAAAATAAATGTCTGATTGGCGTAAATTAACTAGGATGATTGCAGATGCATGCAAAACCTCCATGGGGGAAACGATCCTATACACGCCAACTGGTGAAGATCAGATTGAAATTGAGGCCATGGTTGATGAATCCTACGAATCAGTACAACCAAACACAGGTGCTGTAATTATTGAACAGCAGCCAATGATAGGGGTTAAAATAACCGATTTGCCTATTCCTCCTCAAAAAGGGGATCTCGTAACTGTCAGGGGTACAGATTACGAGGTGATTGATTGCCAAACCGATGGGCAGGCCATTTATGAATTGTTTTTGCATTTAATATGAGCACAAAAAGAAAAAACATAAGGCAGGCAATTAAAGCTGCACTGATTGGAAATACTGACGCAGGTACTCGTATATATACCAGTCGTGTCAAGCCAATTTGGGAAGATGAGCGCCCACTTATTTTGGTTTATTCCAGAACGGAAAATGTCACTGAGTTTGCTGTTGCCCCTCGTGAATACGATCGTGTCTTAGAGTTAAGTATTGAAATTGTAATCGATGGCGCTGATGATATTGACGATGATCTAGACATTGTAGGGCAGCAAGTCGAAGCCGTAATGTTTGAGGATGATACATGGGGAGGCTTGGCATCTGACACGCAGCTTAAGGGCATGAGCATGCAAATAGAAAAAGATGGTAAGCAGCTCATAGGAAGTTTAATTTTAAATTATGAAGTGACTTACCACACTAAAGCCGTAAATGATCCTAATACACTTGAATGGCTGAACAGAGTGGACGTAGAATATGATATAGTTAGTGGAGTTACAGCTGACAATCCGTACGATATTATTACAGGCATAGGGGAGTAAATGGCCAGAGAGACAATTTTTATAATGCCGAAAGCTGGAATGAAAGTCCGCGATCCGCGCACTCAGGATGTTCTCCCTGCAGCTGGTAAAAGAGTTGAGAAAAATTCTTACTGGTCACGTAGACTTTTAGAGGGTTGCGTACAGGAAGTAAAAAAATCCGAATCAAAAAGAATTAATAAAACAGGAGCCAAAAAATGACCTTTAACGAGATTCCAGACGATTCTTTAGTCCCCTTTGTTTATGTAGAATTTGACAACAGCCGTGCTGTCCAGGGGCCAGGTGTAATGCCTTATAGAGGGCTTTTAATCGGTAACCGCTTAAGCACAGGATCTGTTGATGCTGCAATTCCGACAAGAGTTTCTAATAAAGATCAGGCCGCAGACTATTTTGGAGAAGGTTCAATCCTTGCTCACATGGCTCGTAAGTGGTTTGAAAATAACGAATCAACTGAGCTTGTTTGTGTGGGTCTTGACGACGACGCAGGTGGTGTGGCTGCCTCTGGTAGTTTGGCTTTTTCTGGGACTTCTACAGAAGCAGGAACAGTTTATGGTTATATCGGAGGAGAAAGAATTAAGGTAGCAGTTGAAGTTGGCGATACAGCCGCTGAAATTGCAGCAGCTTTTTCAACTGAATTGGCAAAAGATGAATGGCAATATTTGCCAGTAAGCAACCATGTTGCCTCCAGCACTCTGCACCTGCACTTTAAAAATAAAGGTGCTTTTGGTAATGAGTACGACCTTCGTTTAAATGATAACGATGGCGAAGCATTACCAGCAGGTATTTCCTGCTCCGTAGGTGATTTTGCTTCTGGTTCAGCTAACCCAGATATTCAAGACGCGATCGATGTTATTGGTGCCGTCCAATATCACATAATCTCCCACCCATATACCGACGATACAAATATGGACGCAATGGAAGATGAGTTGCTGGATCGTTGGGGACCGCTTGTACAAAACGATGGCGCACAATTTGTGTTCAAATCTGGATCTTATGCTGCTTTAGCAACATACTCTGACAGCAGAAATTCACAGTTTTCTGTTGTGATGGGTGGTTACAAAGTGCCAACTGCTCCTTGGCAAATGGCTGCTGCCCTCGCTGCAGTAGTTGCAAAATACGGCCAGATCGACCGCGGTCGCCCATTCCAAACACTGCGCCTGCAAGGTGTACGTGCACCAAGAGTGGAAGACCGTTTCACATCTGCTGAAAGAAACCTTCTTTTGAAAGACGGAATTGCCAGCTTCTTTGTTGGTGCTTCTGATGTTGTTCAGATCGAAAGATTGGTAACATGCTACAAAACCAACGGACTTGGTGCAGCTGATGTTTCCTACAGAGATCTAAACACAGTGTTGATTTTGTCTTACTTAAGATGGGATTTTAGAAATACAATCTTAAGAAAATACCCACGCAGCAAGCTGGCTAATGACGGCACTCGTTTTGACAACGGACAAGCAATCGTGACACCTTCGATCATGAAGGCAGAAGCGATCTTGAAATTCCGCGAGTGGGAAAAAATTGGACTGGTTGAAAACTTTGAAGACTTCAAAGCTAATCTGCTGGTTGCTAGAAACGGATCAGACGTAAACCGTATGGACGTGCTCTTGCCTCCTAATTTGATCAACCAACTTATTGCAACAGCAGCCCAGATTCAATTCAGGCTGTAATTTTAAAAAAAGGAGATTAAAAAATGGGCGCACGTAAGGGTGGAATAATTTATTTTCAAGTCGATGGACAAGTCTTTCAAGCCAAGGGTGCTTTTACCTACGGACTTGGCAGACCAACAAGAGAGGCAATTGTTGGCCACGATGAAGTACATGGCTACAAGGAAATCCCTGTTGCCCCTTTTATCGAAGGCGAGATTACTGATTCCAAGGAATTGGATCTTGACGCACTATCAAAGCTTACTGACGTAACTGTCACTCTGCAGCTTGCCAACGAGAAGATAATCGCATTACGTAATGCTTGGTGCACAAACCCAGATGGACTGGGAGGCAGCACCGAGGAAGGTAATATTCAGGTGCGGTTTGAAGGACTGCAGGCTGAAGAAGTAAGCTAATGTCAGATTTTGTTCATACTATAAAATTATCAAAACCAGTAAAAATTGGCTCTGAGGAAATCTCGGAGCTTAATTTTAAGGAAGCAAACGCAGGACACTTTGAGGATCTAAAGCCCAGTGAAATGGACTTTAAAGCTTTTATGGGTGTTGCGAGTAAGCTTACTGGGCAAACGATGGTAACGATGCGGAAAATGAGCCCATCTGATTTGATGGAGGTAACTGCTTACGTGGGAAAGTTGTTACTGCCTGGCCAAGCGATCTCCGAAGAGCCCTCCGTTTAATCGCTCACTTTTTTCACGTACAACCGTCAGAGCTCGATAAGCTAACCCTTAAAAAAGTAAAATTTTACTGTGATGGTATAGAAGACGTGAGGAAGTTAAGTGGCAGATAAAAAAGTACCAGTACAGTTTATCTTCCAGGGGATAGACAACCTCACAGGTCCGCTTAAACAGGTAAATAAGAAACTTGCCGAGATCCAAGCACCGGTAAAAAGGTTTCAAGGGCAGCTCCAATCCTTCGGAAAATTATCCGGCTTTAACGCTTTAGGCACATCAATTACAGGTGTTGGATCCGCACTTGGCGATCTTTCACGCATAGGTATTGGCCTTGGTGCAACGCTTGTTGGATCGGTAGCGGCTGCCGGTTATGCGTTTAAGGCTTTCATTGGCGATACAGTTAGCGCAAATGCAGGGCTTTCCGACGTATCAAAAAAGCTCGGCCTTTCTGTTGAATCACTACAGTTGTGGCATTTTGCAGCAGAACAATCCGGTGCATCAGCAGAGGATCTGGATAAGTTATTTTTAAAATTCTCAAACACATTAAGTAAGGCTCGTAGGGGCACTGGTGAATTAACTGAGCTCTTGGGTAAAGACTCAAACTTTCTTGCAAAACTAACCGGCATAAAAAAGACAGAAGATGCTTTTGATTTCTTTTTAAGAACGCTTGGCAAAGTACCAAACGAAGCCAACCAAGTAGCATTGGCAGTTGCAGGTATGGGTAAGTCAGGACCTGCACTGATCCAGCTTGCTGAACTTTCCGACGAGGAAAGGAAAAAACTATTTGATCAACGTAAAGAGATCGGCCTCCTAAACGAGGAGCAAGCAAAGAAGTTTAAAGCCACAGATGATCAAATGAAGGCACTCGGTGTACGCCTATCGTTTCTAAAAACACAATTTGTAGCTGTACTTTTGCCAGGTGTAGAAAAACTATTTTTAAAGCTAGAATCTTTTATCGTCGCAAACAAAGAGCGGATACTAGATTTTGCAGATCGTATTGCTGAAAAATTACCTGCAGCGATCGATGAAACATTTTTGGCTATTGATGATCTACAAAAAAAGTTTGAGGAGTGGGCACCAAAAATAAAAGAAGTTTCTGACAGCTTAGGCGGTCTTGCTGGTGTACTTAAAATTGTTGCTGCAGTAGTCACCATACAGGTTGCAGTGGCCATGGCTGGGCTTATTGCATCTGTTTATGAGCTTGGAATTGCACTTGCTACAACACCAGTCGGCTGGTTTATCCTTGGCGTTACCGCCATGGTCGGTTGGGCATACCTTCTTAAAGAGGCTTGGGATGCTTTCGGTGGTGGTATCCGTGGTGTGTTTAATGGGTTTGTGGAATGGATTAAAACAACTATTCCATATGGTGAAAAACTTATTGGAGTTTTTACAACTATCGTCGATATAGTTAAGTGGCTTTTTAACCACAGCCTGTACACATTATTACCAGCAACTGTTTTTAAAATAGCAGGTGGCTTGAGTGATTTTACATCGAACATAAGAGCTGGCCAAAGTCCTGAAAATAAAGTGCTGCCAGACATGCAAACATCATCAGCTACACAACCAGCAATTACACCAGGTGCTGAATCAATCATGCGCATTATTATGGAAAATGTTCCACGTGGAACCAGAATACAAACAGACGCAAATAAAGATAAGTTACCTGTTGATTTTAGCGTCGGTTACGCATTGGGGTAAACAATGTCAGGATGGAGAACAAAACTCAGGAAAGCTTCTTTCAGGGGCATTCGTTTTAATCTTACAGATTCAGACTCTACTTTTGGCCGCAGGATTGCCGAGCATGAGTTTCCAAAAAGAGATGAACCATACTCAGAGGATCTTGGACGTAAGGCACAGACTTTTTCTTTTGAAGCATACATAAATGGTTTCGAGTATTTCCGCCAAAGGGACAAGCTTGTCGCTGCTTGTAATAAAGAAGGTCCAGGTAAACTAGTACACCCATACCTTGGCAGCAAAACTGTTGTATGTACCGAGTGCAACCTACGCGAATCTGCCCGCGAGGGTGGCATGGCCTTATTTAAGCTTTCATTTAGAGAAGCCGGATCACTCCAATTCCCAGCCGCAAAAACACAACCAAACGCAATTTTAAGCGCACTTGGTTTGGATCTGGCTGCCCGCGCAGTGGATGAGTTTACAAAAGATTTTGATGTTGCACAGAAGCCACAGTGGGTTGTGGATCAAGCTTCCGAAACTGTAGAGGCATTTGCAGATGCATTGGAAACAAGCACAAATTTTATAACCAGAAACGCAGACTCAATTGCCGATCTTGCTTTTGCAATTACGGATCTAAGGGATGACATACAAGGGCTCTTGAATGCCCCTTCAATACTTGCCGAAAGAATGAAAAACGCTGTAGGACTTTTAAAAGACTCCATCTTTGACAATAGGGAATCACTAGATGCATTTAAAAAAATGTATGCATTTAAAAGCGGGCAATTAAAAGGCACTAGAAATACTGTGCTAAGAGCAATTTCAAATAAAAACATCAATGCAGTTGAAAACTTTACCAAGCGTTTGGCGCTTGCAAATTCTTCACAAGTAATCGGACTTGCAACTTTTACTTCTATAGAAGATGCGGAAACAGAACGTGGCGCTTTGTTTGATGCTATAGACGAGCAACACAACGTAGAAACAATTTCAGACGAAGTTTATCAAAACTTACAACAGTTGAGGGCTGAGTTAAAAAGGGCTGTCCCTCCACCGGATGAACAGATCCCAGATGTGATCGCTGTCACACCAAGAGCCACAACAAACTCAATTATCCTTGCATACGATCTGTACGATAGCTTGGATAAAGAGCAGGACATTGTAGATAGAAACAAAATTGCACACCCTGGATTCATACCAGGTGGGGACGAGATCAAGGTGCTATTCGATGGGTGACGTTTCTATCACAGTAAATGGCAACCAATTTTTAGGGTGGAAAGAGGTAACGATCCAAAGATCATTACAGTCTCTTTGCGGTACTTTTTCACTCTCTTATACAGACGCATGGGATTACACAAACCCAAAGCCACTTAATTTTGTATCCAGCCAACGCAACTTAACAGGCAAAAAATGGTACCTACAATCAGGTGACTTTTGCCAAGTTGCAATTGATGGACAGGTTGTTCTTACCGGTTTTATCGACGAAATAGAATCTTCAATAGAAGCCACCACCAGAAGCTTTAATGTTTCCGGTAGGGATCTTACTGGGGATCTTGTGGACTGTGCTGCGAGCACTACAGATTTTGAAACTTGGCGAAACTTAACCCTGCCACAAATTGCAAATGTGATTTGTAAAAAGTTCGGCATATCCGTAGTTGTAGAGGCACCAATAGGTGAAAAATTTAGATCCATTTCCTCTACTGGGGAATCAGCACATGAGATTATAGACAGGTGTGCAAGGCAAAGGGGTGTGCTGGTAATTACAACAGAACAAGGCAAACTATTGCTTGCAATGCCAGCCAAAGCCAGTGCGGGCGGATCTTTAATTGAGGGTAAAAATATTTTATCTGCCTCGTTAAAAGCAGATCAGAAAAATAGATTTTCCACATATTACGTTTACGGCCAAGCACATGGTGATGGTCTTGTTTATGGTGATGCTGCTAGGAAAATAAAACAAACTGCAACAGATGAAGTTATTACACGCTACCGGCCAAAGGTAATTATTAACGATGATTCCTCAAGCAACATAGAAGCGCAAAAGCGGGCACAGTGGGAAGCAACACACAACGCTGCAAAAGGTACACAGGTAACTGTGCAATCATTGGGTTGGCGTATAGGCCCAACAAAATCAGATGCTCTTTGGAAGATCAACACACTAGTTGACGTAAAGTTGCCATCTATTGGCATTGAAGGAACACTTTTAATTGAAGGGGTCACACTACGTTTAAACGCTTCCGGTGAGATCGCAGAATTGCAGTTAACCAGATCAGATGCTTGGCAACCAAACCCAGTTGTTAAAAAAGAAAAATCACTTGATCTAGAATTGCCAAAACTACCAAGTACAAAAAGCCAAGCCCCAAGCACATTACTTGAAAGAGCAAAAGGTTTAGTCCCATGAGCCAGTTTAGAGATCAACTTGTCCGGTTTGTTGAGCCATTAAAAAGGCGCATTTTAATGATGCTTGCACGTGCAGTGGTCCGTACAATTTATGATGATTCAGGTATTCAGCTGGCAAAAGTAGAGGTTTTTTCTGATGAAAAAAGAGACAAGTTGGAGCGTTTCCAAGACTATGGGCTAACCTGCAATCCACCTGTTGATTCAGAAGCGATCGTTGCTTTCATTGGCGGTAACCGCAACCATGGTGTTGTGCTCCGCATCGATAATAGGGAATTTAGATTAAAAAATTTAGCCATAGGAGAGGTTGCGCTCTACACGGATGAAGGGGATTATATCCACTTCAAACGCAACAGGGAGCTGCATGTCCGTACCAATAAATGGAAATTACAAGGCGAGTCAGATGAGCTTATGGATATTTTGACTGATATCACTAAGCAGCTAAAGACGCTTGCTGATACACTAAGCAATGACACAACCAACACAATTTTTGGCCCGATGAAACTCAACAGCTTTGCTACTTACACAACAATTAAAAGCAATGTTCAGGCTTTAATAACAAAGCTTGAAGGGCTCACAGCTTAAACTATGGCACTAAACGGAACAACAGATGGAACGGCAGTGGCTGCAGCGGTAAAAGCTGCTGCAACCTCACAAGGTATTGTCGCTGGCACTCCTATTACCGATGCCCAGCTTACGGCAATATGGGTGGCTGTATTTACTTCCCATGATCCATACATTGTTGCTAACGCTGTTGTTTCCGTAAATACTGGCCCAGGGGCTGGGAGCACTGGGACAATTTCATGAGTGATATAAGAATAAAATACCTATCGGACGTTCAAGAGTTTGATATTGATATTAAGAATTGGGATCTGGAATTTGATGACGGCTTGGAGAGTGCTGTGCTTTACTCTTTGTTTACCGATGCCAGAGTTTCGGATGAGGAGCTCAGACAAGGGGAAACAGATAAGCGTGGGTTTTGGGGTGACGCAGTAGATAACCCAGAAAAAAAGATAAGTGGCTCAAAGCTTTGGCTTTTGGATCGTGCTACCATTACCGAAGAAGCTTTGGAGGAGTCTAGGGAATTTTGTGTGGAAGCACTCCAGTGGCTTATTGATGATCTGGTTGCACAGGACATTACTGTGGAAACATCCTACGATGAAAATAAGTTTCTAATTATTCAAATAGATATTTTCAGGCCCACCGGTAAACCGGTAACCTTTAAATTTGATAATGTGTGGAAGACTAGGGGCGGGGGAATTAGTAAAACCTACGCTTAACCAAAGGGATATTAAATGGCTTTTGAAAGACCTACATTAAATGAGTTAGTACAGCGAATCACAACCGATCTTGAAACAAAGCTTGGTATAGTTGGGGCACGCCTTAGAAACTCTTTTACAACTCTTTTTGGTAAAGTAATTGCTGGTGCAGTCCATCTTTTGCATGGCCATTTGCAATACATAGCAAAGCAGATTTTCCCTGATACGGCAGATTCTGAAAACCTTGCGCGGTGGGCATCTATATGGGGACTTTCAAAAACAGAGGCAACATTTGCACAAGGATACGTAACATTTTTAGGTGAGAGTGATATTGAAATTCCAGAAGGTACAGAGCTTACATCTGCTGATGGAGTGATTTTTAAGACAATGGCGGTTGCCACAACAGATGCAGGTACTGCGATTATACAGACACGATCGACAACAGCAGGTGAAGCAGGCAACGCAGATGTTGGTACAGTACTTACTATCATTTCCCCAATTACTGGATTGGAAGGCGAGGCCACTGTAAGCACAGCCATCAATGGCGGTGAGGATGAGGAAACAGATGCTGCATTGCTAGTAAGATTATTAGACAGAATACAAGCACCACCACTTGGCGGAGCAGAGCGAGATTATGTTAAATGGGCAAAGGAAGTAGATGGCGTTACACGCGCATGGGCTTACCCGCTTTACCTTGGCATTGGGACTGTTGCAGTTTTCTTTGTAAACGATGATGCAGATCCGATCATTCCAACCACTGCTGATATTGCTGAAGTCTCCGCATACATTGCAGACAAGCGCCCAGTTACTGCAGCACATTTTGTTTTTGCACCAACTGCAGATCCAATTGATTTTAACATCACACTTTTTCCACAAGACGATGCGGAAGTGCAGGCCGCTGTGGAGCAGGAATTGATTGATCTATTTGCAAGGGAATCCGAACCAGGTGGCACAATTTTAATTTCACATATCAGAGAAGCGATCTCAATTTCTACTGGGGAAACAGATCACATTTTAGTGTCCCCAACTGCCGATGTTGAGGCAAGCACTGGACAGATACCTGTAATGGGGGACATTACCTGGTCATGAGTAAAACTGACTTTTACAAATCCCAACTTCAAAGACTATTCCCAAAGGGTAGGCTTTTTAGTTTTTTCTCTGGGTCTAATCACAACGCTTTAGTAGAGGGGATCGCAATAGAGTTGGCGCGTATAGATGATCGCGCTGAGGATGTTATTGCTGAATCAGATCCTAGAACCACAGAAGAGTTAATAGATGAATGGGAAGCAATGCTTGGGTTACCTGGTGAGTGTGGGTCCCTTGCTGTCACACTGCAGGAAAGAAGAAACCAGATCCTTTCCAAGCTCACATTATCAGGTAATCAATCCAAACAATTTTATGTGGACATAGCGGTTAGCCTTGGTTACGACATTGATGTTAATGACATTATTGAGTTTCGGCCATTCAGTGCTGGATCGCCTGCAGGTGCACCGATTGCAAACCCAGATGATTGGAGACATACTTTCCTAATCAATCCGCAGGAATTTACCGTAAGGTATTTTAAAGCAGGTGCTGGCCGCGCAGGGGATAAAATCCTTGAGTTTGGTGATGAACTTTTTGAGTGCTTAATAACAGAACAAAAGCCAGCCCATGCGCTGGTACTTTTTAGATATGGGAGATAACGTATGCATAGAATTGACTCACTACACGCTGTAGAGGAATTACCAGTTTTTGAGGCTGTTGGTGATATTGCAGGTTATTTTACGGAAGGCACACCATCCCTTGGTATTGAGGCAACGGAAGTAAAAGGGGACTGGCTTAACGCAGTACAAGAAGAATTGCTTGCCATAATCGTTGCAGCAGGTGGTACACCAACAAAGGGTACCAATACACAGGTTAGAGACGCGATCCTTTCCTTATTGTCAGCACCATCAGCAGGTGGGCTTGTACAAACAATGACAACAAGTGCGGCTGTAGCTGCAGGCGTCACAAAAGTTTTTATTGATTGTACTGCTGGAAACGTAACGGCAACACTGCCTGCTGCGTCTACAGGTAGAGAGATTGAATTTATCCGAAAGGATACAACAAGTAACGTAGCCACAATACAAAGAGCCGGCTCTGATCTATTATTGGATCAAACGTCAGTAGAGCTTTTGGGTTATGGTAATAAATTAAAGCTTTTGCCAACCGGTACGGTTTGGTTCTAAAAACAGTTTTGGGAGAAAAATAAAATGAAACTATTTGCACTACTGCTTACCACATTTTTAATGTTTAACGGCTTTGCCGAAACCAATAGCGACACACTAAGTCTAGGGAGGGGCAATGCTACAAACAAAAAGATCGTGGCAAAGCGTGCTGCTGGAAACACCAATCCAGATATCAGATGGAATGAGTCTAACACTCGGTGGGAGTTTTCAAATGATGGTGCTAACTGGTCGGCTCTTGGCTCTGGCTCTGGAGGTTCTGGTGGTATCAATCTTTTAACCAATGGTGGTTTTGAATCTGGCACAACTGAGTGGTCTGCCTCTGCAGGTACATTTACAACTACAACTACAGCTGCAAACGTAGGTAATGCACTCGCTGCAGGTAGTTGGATTCCAGCCGCATCAACAAACACATTAACCAGCTCGCAAAAAACAATTTACGCTGGGCTGTATGGAAGAAACTGTTTAGCAAAAGTACTGTACAAAAAAACGGCAAATGTCGCTGACCATACGCTGCGTGTATTAGATGGCTCCTCAAATGTACTGGCAACAGTGGCACTTCCTCAAGCAGCAACATACCAAGAAGCAGTTGCTTCTTTTGTTTGCCCTACATCCGGTACTATTGCTATACAGGTTTACGCTGGTGGTACAGATCAAATATTTGTAGATGAGGCACACCTAGGAGAAAACTTCCTAGTTGGTCAAATCTCACAAGCAAGCAATTGGGGAAAATCTACTATTAGTGGAAATTCCTGTACATGGGCAATATCACAAACATCATATGCTGCTGATTTCTCAGCTGATTCAGACTGCACATACGCAACATCAGGCAACTTAACAGAGCCCGCAACAAAAATTCCAGGCGTAAAAATGGATAATCTACCGCCTGGTACATACGACGTTACTATGCAATCTACAGTGGTTGTAAATGCTTCTGCTGATACTGCATGTAGGTTGGTTGATGATCTAGGAAATGTCCTTGGATACCAAGCTAATCTTTGTGCAATCTCAAATAATACATATTGTGGATTCAACTTAAAAGGACAGGTTACATATACAACAGCACAAAGCAGTAGAACAATTAAAGCTCAATGTTTTTCCACATCTGGTACAGCGTCTTTAAATTACGTTGCGGTAGAAGGTGCAACCGAATTTTTTGTAAAGAGATTCCCAACTTCTACAGATACAGCTTTGCGAGCTGACCAAACAGGTTGGTTTGTTGAAGGGTATATTGGTGGTGCTGATCCATCATTAGGTACTGCAGCTGTTGCCACTCTCACTGGAATTGAAAATGGTTCTTTGTCGCTGACAAATAGTTCTGGAGCAATAACAGCGCAAATTCCATGCTCAAGCACTAATCCATCTACAGGCACCACATGTGCTGCAGGTAGTGAAAGCGTTGGTATTGTTTACACGCAGCCTGTTGCTGGGCCTGTTGAAGCTTGTGTTTCTTTTACAGAAGCAATCGCATCCGGCGGTGGTGGTTCTGGGAATACTAGTTTTCAAATTGTAGAAACAACAAATACTAGTCAGACAATTTCTACTACAGGGGCAGGTAGTGGAGTTGTATCCGTACCAACGGCAAGCTCTTCGATTAGATCCCCAGTACGATTTTGCAGTACATTTAACTTTGCTTCTGCAGGTCAAAAAACATTACGTCTTTTTTACACGCAAGATGCAAACACACTTACCTCGGCAACGATCATTGCAACAAACGGACTTGCAAATACCAGAGATAGAATCAACTGGAGCGTAAAGCCTATTGGCCCACTCGCAGCAAATCCAGTTATCGTTAATTCTATTTCAAGTAATGGCGCAGGCCCATGGAGGCATGAAGCAGGGAAAATCACATGTTCCGGAAGTTCTTCTGTTGTAAGTCAAACAGGAACATGGATTTCATCTATTGGAAATGTGTCTAGCGGAAACTGTGCAATTACATTTTCGGCAGGAGCATTTTCTAGCACGCCAATTTGTACAGTGGCACCGTATTATAACTCCGAAAATGATCTGATTATTACAATAGCAACACCCACTTCTTCAGGCCTTACAACCAAATGCTATGATGTTAGTGCGGCTGGGCAATGCTCTAGCTATGAGGCAAATCTAATTTGCATGGGTGCTCGATAATTTTAAAAGTACCTGCTTGGTGATAAGAACACATGTTGTTCTCTGCTTTTGCAGTAGCTCGGCAGGTCAATATTCCATATGTGGATTAATTATTTTTTAATCCATAAAAAGATTAAATTGTTACGGCATCTTTGTTTTTTTTAAACTAAAATTAATTATATGACAAAGATAACCAAAGGTACTTTAGTACCACTTTCATTGGTGGGATCGTGTATAGCCAGTGTTGTGGGTGGGGTATTTTGGCTTACCACCATGCATGCACAAGGAAACGCCACCGCACAGGGTTTGTCAGCGTTAGGTAGGCACCAAGACGAATTTGAGAAGAGCCTTGCCGATAGTATCCACCAGATACAACGCGATCAATACGAAGTTAGAAAAGACGTATCCGAGTTGCGCGGTGAAGTTAGAGCATTGCTGCGTGAAACAAGGAAACGCTTTTGAAACTATCCGATAAACAGATTTCTTTCACCACTACAATTTGCAGATTCATTTTAATTTTAAATGATCATGGTTATGGCGTTGTTGTAGGTGAGGCCCAACGCCCAGAGGAAATGGCAAAGATTTACGCTGAAAGAGGTATCGGCACACAAAACTCAAACCACATAATAAAATTGGCTTGGGATTTACTGCTGTATAAAAACGGAATTTATTTAACCGACTCAAAAGAGTACGAGTTTGCTGGTAGGATCTGGAAGTCTATGCCACAGCCTGAGGGATACATTTGCTGTTGGGGTGGTGACTTTAAAGATAAGCAAGGCAATCCAAAACCAGATGGCAATCACTTTAGTTATGAGCACCTCGGATACAAATGAATTAACCCACAATCAGATACTGCAAATAAGGCAACGCATACACGTACCAAGATTTGCATTGTCACACGCAACAGAATTGCGCAGGCGTGAATTTAGAAAGATGCGCAAGCTTGGTACCCAATTTAAAAAGCACCACAGGCCAAAGATTGCAGATATTTGTAATTTTAAATGGGAAGGAAACCAGCCAAAGGATCGGCCTACAATTAAACAGTTGGTGGGGTTTCATCAGGAAACTTCGGGTCTTGATTTTTGTAATCGTCCCGCAGGTGCTTTGGGTTTACCAAGCCCTTCTTGATCATAGAAGAAACAAAGTCTAGGTACCATTTTGTTGCTGCGCTATCCTGATTGTTTTTATCAATAACCAACCCAAGGATCTGTACTATCAGGGTAATGATGCCACCAATTATTGCTGTCATGGGTTCTCCCTAATCACAATGTCCTCATACCCAATGGTGGTAAGCCTATGGTACTGGTTATCCCTAGATCTAAATTTATAAACACATACACCAGGTGCAACCTCAAACTCATAGCTTTTAAGATCTGGGCTGATCATTGTTTTGCAATTCTCGCTTGGGGCAACAGCCATCTCCTGACTAAAGTTAATTTTCTCAACTAGTCCTAGTTTTGATTGGCATACAGAAACACCAGAAACATTTTTAAGCTCACCATTACAATGCAGCAAAGCCTCAACATTCTCGCCTTTGGTTTTCATATCTAAAAAACCCCACGAGTGCCTGCCCTTTAAAGCCTCGTAACCGCCAATATCGATCGGGCAATACTCATCCTCAATGCCTGGTATTGGTGCGTATAAAAATGTGTATTTGTTTTTGCCAAAGATCCCACCGCTGGAAAGATTCTCTGCAGTAAACTCTCTGTGGCAGGTAGTTATGGTGAGAAGGTCCAGTTTCCCTTTTGTCTCAATGGTGATCTCGTGTGAGGCTTTATCTGGAAGTACGGCAACACCGGAGTAACTCTGTCCATCAAAGCTAATCTTCATGTCACGTTTGTACATGACTTTTGGATCTAACTTTAAAGGCACAGAGCTACATCCAGCAATTAGCCATAAAAATAAAACGAATTTAGTCTGGAAGAATTTGAATTGCATCTTTGCTTATTAACCTCAGTGCAATGTTAATTACAGAGAACGCAATTACAAAAACTTCTGGGTGGCTTGTAAAGTACTCAGAAGCTCCAGGCACAATTGGAGACAGTGCGATAATTAAGTTCACGTAAAAAGTTTTGGATTGGTACCACTTTTTCATTTAATTCCCCTTGTTTCTGTTTAGGGTTTAAATACTATCACAACCATATGGACTTAAGAAAACCGAAGCGTCATGAGGACAGGGCATTGCTGGATGAAATAAAATCAAGGCCGTGCATTATTTGTGGCACCAACGCATCAGATCCTTGTCACATCAAAACTGTAAAAAATGGTGGGCCTGATACAGAGTGGAATGTAGTACCCATGTGCCGTACACATCACGCACAGCAGCACAGGGATGGGATTAAAACATTCATGGAAAAACACCCTGTTTATATGAACAAGCTGCGCTCTTTAGGTTGGGAGCAAATGCCCATAAAGGGGCTGTGGCATCCAAAACTTAATAAGGGCTAGGGCATAGATCGGAGAATGGTAAGAAGCAGTGCTGTGGCCAAAAGTAGCAGTGGGATTACCCACCTACTAGCCATGGCTTTTACCCCATAGGGGATAGCCGCTTTAACGCATCAAGGCGTGCGTTTAAAACTCTTAAGCGTAGCCCGCGTAAAAACAACCAACCAAAAAGCCCCTTACGGCTTGCCACTTTGAATAAGCGACGTTTGATCTCTTCTTCGTTTTCATATCTAAAAAGGCTTTCAAATAATTTCATTTTTCCCCCAGGCAGTCTATTGTACAGCAATGGAAGACCACACATGTAACCACAATGCAAAAGAGATGATAGTGCTGGGGAATATACCAATCCCACCTTCTAGCAACCAACAATATGCAACGGTAAAGAGCAGGCATACCGGTAAACTGATCCGCACCAAAGCCGACTGTTTAGTTACCTACCAAAAGGAAATGTACGACTGGGGCATGGAGAATTTGCGGGCAATTCACATGGTACGTAAAACCTTTACTGGTAAGGAGCTTTGCGTGCATAGCATTTTTTTCCTACACCAAAGTAGGATTTACACAAAGGAAGGCATGCCTAAAAAGTTTGACGTGAGCAATAGGATAAAAGCCCTACATGATGAAATTGCAAAGCTTACCGGTATTGATGACTGTTGGTTTTTTTACACTTCAGAGGTAAAGATGCCTATCAAAGAAGATAAGCAGGAGTGTGTAATAATGATGGTTCACTCACTTTGATTTTCTTCCTGATCTTGAATGTCCAGTGAAATTCCATCGTGCTCTTTTTTTTTTACTATTTCCAGATCCGGCTCACTGCCTGTTGCCTTAACCATGTCGTAATACTTAAGTGTCTTTGGATCGTGTCTGGCCGTGGCATATTTTTGCATTGATGTGGGCATAACACGAAAGGCCATTCCGCAACCGCATGCACACGATCTATCTTGTAGTACTGGTTTATTCAATTTGTATGGGTGCCTTTAAGGGATTACACTACGGTTCTTTAGATTCTGCAAGGCACCTTAAGTGGTTTATGGCTTTGCTTTACTATTAAATGTAAAATACCTTTAACCACACAGGAGATCTTTATATGAAACTTTTACTATTCTTTTTGACGCTGAGTGTATCACTATTCGCAGCCTACACACCAAAGACGCTTGCTGATGTAACGGTTTCATCTGCTGGTACAAGGGTGCAGGTTTCTTCCTCCGCAATCCTTGCTGCCTCTGTATGCTTTCAAGGTAAGGCAAGTAACTCGGGTAAAATTTATGTTGGCGGTAGTTCTGTTGCAGCCGCAGCGGGAATTGAAATTGCTGCCGGTCAAGCAATTTGCTTTGAACCTAACCCTGGGTTGGACGTTGTGGATTTAAGAGATTTTTACTTGGACGCTTCAGCAAGTTCACAAGTAGCAAAAATTTTATACCTACAGTACAAATAAAAAATTGAGGCCATAATGAAAAAATTACTACTGACATTGTTTTTATCTACCGCAGTATTTGCAGGTATTTCCATAACACCTGGTGGATCTAGTGGTGGCGGATCTGGTGCTAGTGCTTGGGGGGATATTACAGGCACATTGTCCAGCCAAACTGATTTACAATCTGCACTTGATGCCAAGCAAAGTACAACACTGAGCAACGGTAAAATACTTGTTGGTAACGGATCAAACGCAGCAACGGCAGTTACACCAACTGGTGATGTGACAATTTCAAATGCCGGTGTGACTGCAATTGGTGCTACCAAAGTCACAAACGCAATGCTCGCAGGAAGTATTGCTTATTCTAAACTAGCTCTAACAGGATCTATTCTTAATGCAGATCTAGCAGGTTCAATTGCTTACTCAAAATTGGCTCTAACAGGATCAATTTTAAATGCTGATTTAGCTGGCAGCATTGCGGCTGCAAAGCTAGTCGGATCTGACATAGCAACTGTAGGCACGATCACATCCGGCACATGGTCTGCTACTGCTATTGCAAATTCTAAAGGTGGTACCGGTGGTGATTCTTCTGCTTCTACCGGACTTGCGCATGTTGCTGCTGGCACATGGTCATATTCTTCTTTGGTAAATGCTGACGTATCGGCAAGTGCTGCGATTGATTTTTCTAAACTTGCAAGCTTAACATCAGCCCATATTTTAGTTGGAAGTTCCGGAAACGTAGCAACGGACGTTGCTGTGACTGGAGATATTTCTATTACTAATGCAGGAGTTACTGCTTACTCTGGAACTGTTGGAGTATCAAAAGGCGGAACGGGCCTAACCACTCTTACAACCGGAAATGTGATTTTAGGCGCTGGTAGCTCAACTCCTACTTTTGTTGCTCCAGGTACTTCAGGAAATGTTCTAACCTCTAACGGAAGCACATGGGTTAGCTCTGCACCTGCTGGCGGGATTGGTGGGTCAACAGGAGCCACGGACAACAGGATTTTAAGAAGCGACGGCACAGGCGGTGCTACACTTCAGAATAGTTTAATTGCAATTGATGATGCAGGCAGATTATCAGTATCAACTAGTGGCAACATTGCTGGTGATGTTTACAACCAACAAAATACTTACACTGGTAACGCCACAGCTGGCAGTGCCTTCGGTGTTTATACATACATGGTCGCCTCTGCATCTGCTAACCAAGATTTCACAGTAGGTGGTTCATGGGGAAATGTAACACTCGTTGACGGAAACAATAACGATACTGCATCAAAGGGTGCTGGTGGCGCTATGGGCTGGGCACGTGGTGGGAATTTTATAACTGGATTGGCTGGGATCGCATATAGCGGTAGAGGTACAAACGCTAGACTTATCGGTGTTTATGGGCACGGTGGTACCGATGTTTTAGGTGGTGGAGCAACTCTTGGAACTTCTGTTGGTGGTTACTTTGACACTGGCACAGGTGGCGGTACATTTCCAGCATCAGGTATCTTGAGTGCTCTGGTTGCAAACAACCTTGCCACAACCAATGATATTTTTGAGGGCATGGATAACGGTACTGTTGCCTTCGCAATTAAAGATGGTGGGATTGTACAAATGGGTGCTACAAGCACAACCCCTAAACACATTATTAATAGCGATACATATACAAACGGTGCCGACGCCCTTACCTTAGCAAACGGACCAACCGGTAAGGCTGGCGATCCTGCTGGGTATTTAAAAATCACAGTAAATGGTACCGATAGAGCAATACCGTTTTGGTAAAATAAATGTTGTGCTAGCTCATTTAAAATACTTCCCAACTCCTTTTTATAGCTCTATAAACAGAAAAAGGAGAATACAAGATGAAATATATAGCAATCTTTTTAACGCTGGTTTTATCGGCCTGCGCTTCACAGCAGGTGCAACAACCAATACATCAATCAGCTCAACAGATAGTGCAAAAGGAATTGGATCTGGACAAAGTAAAAACAGTTAATGATCTAAGCGAAATCATAAAGCTGTTATTTCCAAAGGGGCTTTTTCTTAACGTAAGAGAAGACAGTGTTGCAGATCAAAAACAACTTGAATCTGTGAAGCACCTAATCAAAGTAGATCCAAAGCCTGCAATAAAAAAAGTAGATCCAAAAAAGTAATTTCTGATATTCTTATATCAGCGCAGAAGATTAGACATTGGTCGGTGGGGTAGTCTCACCGACCATTTTTTATCACACAAAAATCAAACAACTAGAGTAAACAAAAATTATAAAGGGATTCTCTTGTCCAAAAGACCGGAACTGAACTCTGCTTTTAATTACGTTTATTTAAACTACAAGCGGAATGCTCGCGCCAAAAAAGTAGCATTCAAAATTTCCAGGTATTATTTTTACGAGTTAATAACCAAGAATTGTTTTTACTGCAACGCTCCCCCACACAGGATAGTCCACAAGAGTAGTACATTTTTAAAACACAATGGGATCGATCGTATCAGTCCCAATAGGGGTTATGAGAATAACAATGTAGTCACGGCATGTACCAAGTGTAATTTTATGAAATCAAACAACCACACAGATGCTTTTATTTTGCAGGTGCATCACATAGCTGCTTGGTTTTTAAAAATGAAACCTGCCCGCTGAGCATTCTCCACAGCCTTCCTGCAATTTACACATGTAACTTTTGTATGATCCTCTGTAATGGGCATTTGATTACGCTTCTCTTCGTCTAAAAACCTGCCACACCAAGTAACTTTAGATCCGTATATAGTGATCTGCCTTAAGATGTGGGTGCGCACTTAACTACCTTTATTAAAAAGCTCTATTAGGCAGGCAGTTTGAAATACCGCATCAGCCAAGGCGTTGTGCTTCTGATCGTTCTTCTTACCATTCTCAATTTTAAAAATACTCTTAATTGTGCGGTAGCAACGCTGGTTCCAAAAATGCCAAGGTACAGCAAGATCGTAGGACTTTAAAATGTGCTCCATGATCATAATGTCAAAGGTGGCACCATTACTCCACACCACCAAGCCCTTGTGCGGTGCAACCCACTCCACAAACTCCTGCATGCACTCCTCTAAGTTGCGGCCAACAGTTTCACACTCTTTAAATATCCCACGCGCCTCTTCGTTCTGCTTTGCCCACCATTCTATTGTCGATTGATCGGCAGAACGGTTATATTGAGTCTCATGGTTAAACACCCAGTACTTGCGATCTACAATGGCCCTGCCATCAAACAAAACGGCACCCAAGGAAAGCACCTTGCAATCCGCACCCTGTCCAAGTGTCTCGAAATCTAACATACACTGCATTTATTTTTGCTCCTGCTTTTTCAAATGATCTAGAAATGTTTTTTGGAATATCGTTTGCTCATTTGCCAGTGCAACAGTAAGCAGACCAACCTTATCGTGGTGGGTAGTTACACAGCCAGTGGCACCAGTAAAAAGGCTTTGTCTGTTGTTTAAAACGCCAACCACTACAATGCCCTCAAGCCCAAGGATCTTGCGGCAGGTTTCCAATTTTTGTGCGAGTGTTGTTTCCATTATAATTTTCCACTACAAATTAAACCAACTGCGGTGGCGCATAAAATAATACAGCCAATAAAACAAAGTGTAGCGCAATCCCTACCTTCCGCCACTGGGCCAATAGCACCAAGCCACCCAGCAAACAAAATGAGGATCAAGGCCCACAACATTAAAATTACATGTGCACCAATACTCACGATACTCCTTTGGTAGCGGGGGAAGGAGTCGCACCTTCCGATCTCAGGTTATGAGCCTGCTGAGCCGCTCTTGCTCTATCCCCGCAATAAATTATCTAAAAGCATCCAGACCATGTATGTCACAAAGCAAGATGTAATCAGGAACTTTTTTCTTTTTTATTTCCTCACACATGGTTACAAAGCCAGCCAGCGTTGCCACATCACCGTCTTGGCCTTCATCCTTACTTACTTCCGTCATCATATAAACAGACAAGTCACCATTTTTCTCAAGGTTCTTTTGTAATGCCTTTATTAGCCTGCTCGTCTTCATTGGTTTATTTGGTTTCATTTATTTACTCCTCATCATTGGGCCACCTGTTGCCACCTTCTTATCTTTTATCTTTGGCAGCTCCAAGATCTCAATATTTAATTCATCAAACCAATAACTGACTGGCACCTTGCCTTCTTTGTCTACCGGTGGTTGCAACGAATATTTATTGCAGCCGTTGATCCAGCGTGCCTCCGCATCAATAATCCCAGTAAAGCCAGTGATCTTATCCCTTGCTTTGGCACCAAGCGGGTAAATGAAATCCCTAATCGGTGGTATTTCTAATATACTTTTACTCATTCAGTTACTTCCCTTCCTTCGCTAAACACACGTACCGTTACCAAGCTTTCAACAGATCCACACTTGGTAGTGGCAGTTAACTTAAACACGGTAGTCTTTTTTGGGTTGGCCATTGTAACGGCAGCCTTTGGATCTACTACAAACTCAGCTGGGCTCCATTGGTATGTTGTATCTGGCAATGCTTTAGTCCCAATTTGCACAAAGGGATTCCCGATCTTAATCAGTACATGGTCAGGGCCAGCAGCTGATACAGGTTGCGGGCTGCATGCTGGTTTATACACAGCGTAAGCAACTTCGTCCTCGCCTAACCTATTGCACTTTTGTCCATTTTTTTCTGCCAAAATATACCCATAACCATTTTCACCCCACGTTGTGCCCCATGAGTTTTTCATTATCCAGTAGACTTGTCCGTTGTGGGTGACCCAGCCCACGACCGTAACAATGTGATTGGTAGGCCCGCTTTTACAGTTATCGTAAAAACCGGACTTGTAAGAACCAAGGCCACCGGCAGCTACTGTCATTCCAACAGGTCCGTACTTCATAATAGCCGCCTGAATCTGGGCTGTAGACGGTTCGGCACGTCTTAGCAGCGTGTCAAACGCACCAACGTAACCATAACTCTCAATGCGCTCTTTATAATCGTGTGAGGCCAACCAAGCCGCTTGGCATTTGCGGTTGCTTGCTGAGTACTTGACTGGGTAATCGGCTTCGTAAACAGTACCCTTTGGCTCCATAAGTTTTTTGAAAGCAAAATCTCCACCACTGCATCCATAATAGTTTTGCGGTGCGCAATCTACCATGTATTGTTTTGCAATTTCGATCTGCTTTTTATCATGTAATGCGATCAGATCCTCAACCACTGCACTGGTACCAAAGGCCCAGCAGCTACCACAACCACCTTGGTTTCTTACCGGTGCAATGCCTTGCTTGCGCAGATCGTACTCGGCTGGCATTACCTCTTTGATTTCCAATGCAGCAAATTGTGCACCTAAAAAGCGGTTAGGGTCTGGTATATACCCTGTTCTAAATGCCAGTGGGATCCTACTCGCATCAGTTTCGCCATAAGCAAAATCACACTTGTTTGTTTTGCAGTACTCATCGTGATCTTTAATTTCCTCGGCTGTTTCTTGTGCAGCTGGGTTAAGTATTGTTTGGTTTGGGTGTAAAACTTCTGCGCAACTACTTACTACCATGCCAATAATTACTGCAGCTATAACAATAAAAATAGCTCCTAAAAGCCTGCTTGTTTCTTTTTTACTTTGTTTGATTTCCATTTGTTTTCTCCTTTGGTGCAAATGATCCGTAAAATTCTTTTTCGCCTTTTTTCCTAGCAGCGATAGCCTGCCCTATGGTGGCATGTCTGCCAAGCCAAATCCTTTTTTTATTTGCGCGTAGTTTTCAATAGTTGACCTTCTGTACAGTGCTTAAATTTATCCTTGAAGTGTCTTTCTGCTTGCGCAGTAACTTCTTTTAGACGCTTTTCTTTTTCTATCTCTGCTAAATTTTCATCTGTAAAGATTTCGTAGCGACTAAGATTTCTGTATCCGACTTCATATGATATTCCGTTTCGTGTAGAAATGCCGGATATAGTTGACGCAATTACTTTTGTATACGGCTCCCACACAGTCATATTGCCGCTTGGTGAATCAATTCCATGCTTGCAGCCACCACATTCTATTTCTACTATAGAATCATCGCCCAATATAATCTTAGCAAATTTCTTACCGAAACAAATAGGACAAGGGACGGTCTTGCCGTAATTGGTAGACGCTTCTACAAAAAATACTTTATCGCCTATATTCAAACTTTTCTCACTCATCTTTCACCTCACTGTATTTTACAGAATCATTTTCTGGAGAAACTTCCGCATGCCCATACATGGGACTTCCCTTACCAAGCGTTACCTTAATCCATCCAGTACCATCATCGTTATATAAATACCATTTGTGGCCGCCGTAAATTACTTCTACAGCATCAACTCTTTTTCCTATTAGGTGCTTAGCCCAATGCTGTGGGAATTGCTTTGTACTATCTGCAACAATAAGCGAACATTTTTTACATTCTGCTTTTTCACCATTCCAATATGTTTTCACATCACACCTCATAATTTATTGCTGCCGTGCTAGGTACAGAGCAACCCGTCCTAGCCGATTATCAAAATTTACCAACCTGTGAGGGCCGAATATAAACTATTTGATTCGCGTCTCACATCGACGGCAGCTATTTAATTTTAAGTGACCCCTTTAGTATTTCTACCAGACTAGGCTACGTATACTCGCCATCGACATGCGGGGGTCGTATTTAATTTTTATCCTTGTGGCTGAATTGGCTCACTGTCCTCTATTTAATCTGGATTAGCACAACATTAAAGAGGCATCCCAGACACCACAAGGCATCCTCTTACGAGGAAAGTTTTATTTTATTTTTCGTGCTCCCATTTTTTTAATGATCGTTTCCACAGCCAATACGTTGGCCACCTGCAACCTTTTGCTTTCCACTCGTCGTATGCTTCTTGGAATGTGTAGCCTTGGTATCGAATTCTGTATACCGCAAGCAGGTAACCTGCCCGCTCACGAGCAGCACGACAACCAAACACGATCGGCTTATCTGCCAAAATCAAAACTCGCAAAGCGTAGAGCACGTCAATTGTTTTTGGTGGAAACAGCCCAGACCAAGCCATGTCGTAAAGTGTTACGTGTTTATCAAGGCACTCCCTAAAGAGATCATTGGCATCGCCAAACATTATTTCACGTGTGTGTGTTTCAAGGTTAAGTACAGAGCTAAACTTTTGCGGTGTTGCATTAAGGTTTCCCATTACCTCGTGCAATGGTGCCTTGTAAATTCCATCTTCTACTCTGATCATATTTCACTCCTAAAAAGCTGCTGCGTGTTAGGTTTCATAATAACTGCCGTTACTAATACCAACCGATCGGTAGCAGGTTATTGCTACCAACAAACTATCGCCCATAACCCTGGCTCATCTTGTACGCGTTCAGAATCGACGCAGCATTTTTAAGTACCTGGCTTGGCGTTGTTTCTATTAAAAAACAAATGGCCAAGCGTTAATCCCACAACAAACTCCCAAAAGCTAAATTGAAAAAGGTACTTATTAAATAAGAAAGATACTGTAGGTACGTTGGCAATCTTTACGTACTCGGCAGCAAAATCATAAATGCCAACCACTACAAATGCCGTAAAAATAATAACCCTTGTTTTACTCACTTGGCAGCCTCTTTTGCTTTTAGTAATTCTGATTTTTCTATAAAATATTTTTGTTCAGCTTCTGAGCACCCACGTATTTGTGTAAAACAAAAAGCAACCGTAAGTAAAACCATTGCCGAAAACACAAGCTCTTTATATGTCACTTGCCATCCTCCTGGTGCGGTGGCTCCCAGCCCTTTGCAAATAACCCCTTAGTGTCTTTGTATTGCCCGAACTTAAGCTCGTGCTGGCAATCGTTACACATGATCGAAGCGTACTCGTAACCTTGTGGTTGCCTGTATAGGAAACGTAGGTTGGTTGATTTGCAGTGCTTGCACACGTCTGGGATCTCACTAAAAAAGTGTGCCGTTTTAAAGAACTCCATTTGCGCATCTGATTCCCCGCTTATAATTATTTGTGTGCTGCCCATCTTACGTGTGAGTTGGTACTTCATTTAAAGTCATCCTTTGTTAATTGGTTTTTTAGATCCTCAAGTTGTTGGGTAACTTTTTTAAGTTTTCTATTTAGGTATGAAACATAAAGGGAAGATCCTAAGTCAAATAAGATCGTCAAAAAAATTAAGGCATCCAGCCAATCCCAGTTGTTACCACGCATGCCTTTAATCCAAAGCGAGGTTACCATTAGCTGCATAATTAAAGTGCTCATTTATTTCCCCTATCCGCCAAGTGCAAAAGCACCAGCCCTTTTGTTTCTCCAAAATCCAAATTGGTTTTAAGCCATACCAAGTATTCCGCTGGCAAGTCTTTTAGCATGTAGTTTTTCCATTTGCCATACGGCATCCTGTAAAACGCTGGGTCGTGCGTGATCTTAACCACCTCGTTAAACTCCCCGCAGTCTTCACATTCCCTTTTAAGCCACCGCGATCCAGTGCGTGTCTTACCAGTTATAAGGCTTACTTGCTCACTCTTGCACTTGGGACATAGATCTTTATTAATTGGCATCGCTCTGCCTGCACATGATTTGCAGTCTCACTTTTTTTAGATCTAGCATGGCTTGCGCTAAAGAGGTGGAAGCGTAATTGGCAACATCTTTTGCATCTTCTGCTTTTGTAGTTATTTCCCAGCTCTCTACTTTTGTTGCCTTACTCAGATCAAATTCCATTTGAAAAACAAGCTCAGCTTTTAAATGCCCAATTGTTTTTTCAAGATCATTTAAAGCGCCTATAGTTTCCCCGATCATAATTACCTCATTCCCAAAACGGCTTTACCTTGCCGTATTTCAAAACAGTAAGGTGGATATTTGGTTTTACCTGCCTGCCTACGCTCTACTATAAAATGCTCTGCATCTTTGATCGTTGCAAAATCATCCCACCTATCACCTTTGAAAATGCCTTTTGCCACTTTTACTTTGTACGTTGTTTTTGGTATCCTCTTTTTTCTTTTGCTCATGTCTCTCCCTTATTTGTTTTAGCTCTGCAGCTCTAGCCAGCTTAAACAGATCTTGTAAAGTAATATAGGGCTGCATGTCTGCACCAGCCCGCTCCAACTGCGCCCACTCTTTTTCAGTAACTACTTTCTGTTGCACGTAACCTGGCTGTGCATTGCGCTTTGCACATAATCCCCTTACTTCTGCAGAATCTTTTTCGCTGTAGTGGCTCATTGCTTTTTTCTTAATTTCTCCACTCCGCTTGATTTCCATATTGCCTGCGAGACAGATTTAAACTGCGCTCTATTACCAGCCCGCAAAAAGTTTTTACTAAACAGATCCCCATCTCTGGTTAAGGTCCAAACTGGTGCGCAATATTCATCCAATACCACCATTGCGTAATCACCACCCTTTAAGCCTTCGTAAAAACTGCAGCTATTTTCACTTAAAAGTAGGCCAATATTTGTAGTTGTGATCCCGCTTGGTGGGTTTGTGCAACCACACAACAAAAGCACTGCAAAAATAATTTTTTTACTCATCTTTTTCTCCGTATGGCCGCCTGACTATTTTGGGCTCGTAAGATTTTTGCATTTGTCTTATGGCTGATTTTGCCCATTCCGGTTTATCTTCCTCGTTTAACAACTTGGGATCTTCAAACAGATCAGCTTTAGCTAGAATATATTTTTCTGAGTAAGATCCTGTACTGGCATCAAAGCCAACGATCGCTACAAAGTCTTTTGCCTCTGGTGCCGTTCTGCTTTTTGCAATGTGAAAGTACATTGGGAATTTTATGCTGGCAGGTATTTCACGCCTTGCCTCTGTTGGCACTGGGGATATTATTATTACGTCCGTACTTACGTCAGTAAGGGCAGCAGTGCCTCGTATGTCTTCCAGCTTTGGCATTGTACGCTTACCAACTTGCCCTGCATCGTTTTTGCGTAGCTGTGCCAGCACAACAATGGGTACACCAATTTCATCTTTAACCGCTTTGATGCCGTGTATGGCAGTCTTAAGGGCATCGCCTTCCTCGCCCATTAAAAACAAATGGTGCAAGTGATCTAAAATAATTAAGTCAGGTTTGTTTGTTGCCTGTGCCAGCTGTGATACCTCGTCCCTAAACATATCCGGTGTAAATACCCGCTGTGAATAACGTACTGTTAGTGAGTTGGTTTCTAGTTTGATTTTTTTCTCTGCTTCTTTTTCCAGTGATTCCCAATCCTCGTTTAAGCCATTGTGGATCCACTCCTTGTACCGTGGCATTTTAAACTCTGGGTAGTAGGTTTTGGCCATGCGGATCAATTCGTAATAAAGCATCCTGCGCTCGATCTCGTGGCGCTCGGCCTCAAGTGCAAAGTAGTGTACGTTTTTGTGTTGCTTGGCTGCGAACTGGGCAAGCTGTACACCGAAAAAAGTTTTACCAACACCTGTCTTGGCAGCAACAAGCAAAAGGTTTTCCATGTCCAAGCCACCAGCAAAGGCGTCGTCAAGCCATGGGTTGCCTGTTTTAAAAACTGATTCGGCAATTAAGTGCCTATGTATTTTTTCATCGTTCATTTGCTATTCCAAAAAATCCGGTGCTACCCAACCAAGTTTTATTGCGTGCTTTAAAATTCTTAACTGTCTTCTTTTTACTTCTGCAAAATTATCGTCAGTGATTTTTTCACCAAGGTTTTTAACGGATCGGTAAAGGGCTCGGTGCAGCCGATCTCTAATTTTTAAAATTTCTGGTGGTATTACTTTCATTTTATTTCCACCCCTTGATCATCCACCCAAACTGGTGGTGGCTTACTGTCCGTGTTTACGTAATCGATCCAAACGTGGGGATCACAAAAGGTTGAGAATATTTTTATGTACTTTTTTTCCCTGCCTTCTTTTTGGCATTCATCAGCGTAGTTTTTAACGGCCTGCGCAAAGGCGGCACACTTTTGTTCCGAGGTAAGCTGGGTTTTTAAACGAACAAAGCCTCGGGACTTTCCTTCGGCCCTCGGATATTGGTTATAAACTGACTGTAAAAAAGAAACCAATTCAGGTGGCAACGCCACCGGCTTTTTGCGTGGCTGCCCAACTTCCGGATCTGGGCTATATAGATCTTTCTTATCTAATCTATTCTGATCTGCAGCACGGATTACGGCCGGAACACGGTCGGATTCTGTACGTATTACGGAAAGCCACTGTAATTGTTCACATTTTTTAACGCTGCTCAAAGCACTGCCCGCTGGGATCCCGAGCAACTGCTCGATCCAGCCCAGATTTGCACAAATTACCTCTTTTTGCTCCTCGGCCGTGATACTTATTAACGCGATCCAAACAAGTTTTTCATCGCTGGAAAGTGTGGCAAATTCTGTGCTGCGCCATAAGCCAATATTAAGCTTACCCCACCAGTGCGTTTTGAGATCTTTGCGACCGCAGTATTTCTCAAAGTTACGAATTTTAATTTTTAAAACCACCCATTAAACCCAAAAAAAAAGACCCCTCAGAATTTTCCGTGCTGCTGGCATGGTATCTGAGGGGCCTATATAGCCTTAACGACTAAACCCATTTATAACCATGCCAGCAAGTAAATACAAGCTGGACTTAACCCCACAGTTTGGCAAAAGGCAAAATGTTTTTTTATTGACTGATCGGCACTGTGTGGCACGCTTGCCGGTATGGATAATCAAATTAGGATCACTTGCCGTGGCGCTATTGCCGTGCCCTATCAGCAGCTTGTGCACTTTCAAGGCAATTTAAAAGATTTGTCAGAAACCGCTTATCAAAAACTAAAAGCAACAATTTTAAAACTTGGTTTTTCTGAGCCAATTTCCGTCTGGGAAAACGATGGTGCCTACTATGTACTTAACGGCCACCAAAGACTTCGTTGTATAAAAACCATGGTAGAAACCGAGGGGTATGTTTGCCCAGATCTACCAGTTTCAATTGTTGAAGCTGTGGATATTCACGAGGCAAAACTGAAAGTACTTTCACTAACCTCCCAATACGGGGATCTTACAAACCAAGGACTTTATGAGTTTATGTCACAGGCAGAAATCGGTATGGATGAACTTACCGATTATGATTTTCCTGAAATAGATCTACCGTCTTTTGATAAAGAGTATTTTGCAGAGGTTGGCGGTGAGGATGAAAACGGCAACAAACCTGAATTGCCGGATCTTCCGTCTGGGGATCGCAAACCACTACAGCAAATGACTTTTACTTTGCACGATCTACAAGCGGAGCAAATAAAACTAGCAATCGATCTTGCTATTTCAAAAGGTGCTTTTATAGACACGCAAAACGAAAACAGCAACGGTAATGCACTTGCAAGAATTTGCGAAACTTACTTAACGCAAAACCAAAATGTCAGCTAAAAATATTATTGTAAAACCGATCAGCTCCCAAGACGCCAACAGGATTTGTCGTAGATTGCACTACAGCGGTAAGGTTGTGCCAAACAGCCAGATCCACTTTGGTGTTTTTATTGGGAATAAATGCTGTGGTGTTATGCAGTTCGGTCCGCCTATGGTAAAACGTAACTCTATCGGGTTGGTTGCGGATACTAAGTGGCATGATTTTTTGGAACTCAACCGAATGGCGTTTGGCCCAGAATTGCCCAGAAACTCAGAAAGTCGTGCGATCTCAGTAGCTATGCGCATGCTTAAAAAAGCGTACCCTAATTTGCAGTGGGTATTGTCTTTTGCAGATGGCACCCAATGTGGCGATGGCACGATCTACAGGGCAAGTGGCTTTGTACTTACAGGCATAAAAAAGAATAGCCAGATCGTTAAGTTAAAAACTGGTGAAATTGTGGCTGCAATCACTTATGGCAAGGGTAAGCACATACTGGAAACAGGTGGCAGATCGGCAGCCTTGGATGGTGCTGAAAAAATGCCAGGCTTTATGTTGCGGTACATTTACTTTTTAGATCCCACCGTAAAGCAGAGGTTGACGGTGCCAATATTACCGTTTAGCGATATTAAAAAGCTCGGTGCGGAAATGTATTTAGGTAAGAAACGCGTTGTAAGCATAGATAACGATGTGACTGGGCACCACCCAGTAGAGGGCGGTGTAAATCCGACCACAACGCTCCAAAATTTAGAGGTAACCAATGGCGATCAACAAAGCAGTGTTTAGTTCAGCATCTACCGAGTGGGGTACGCCACAAGATTTTTTTAAAATAATGGATCTGGAGTATGGCCCATTTGATCTGGACGTATGTGCCAGCAAAACAAATGCAAAAGTTAAACGATATTTTGATAAAGCAATAGACGGGCTAAACAGATCTTGGAAAGGCACCTGTTGGTGCAACCCACCTTACGGCAGGGATATACGCAGGTGGATCCTAAAGTCAAAGCAGCAATCAAAAAAGCACGGCAGCACCGTGGTATTGCTATTGCCAGCCCGCACCGATACAAAGTGGTTTCACGAATTGGTACTGGGCCAAGCCTACATAAAGTTTATTAAAGGGAGGCTTAAGTTTGAAGGTGCGCCCAGCTCTGCGCCATTCCCATCAATGATCGTTGTTTACTCGCCTGAATATTCAAGAAAATAGCCATCTTACGCATCGCTTCTTTGCGCTTGCCAAATGTATTACAATGTAGTACATTAAAAGTATGGAAACGATAGCTTTTAAAATAGTAAGAACAAAAGAATGTGAAAAATGTGAAGGCGATGGATCGGTACTAAGTACCAACGCTCCCACAATAAAAGAAGGTTACCTTGTGCCATGCACAGCCTGCAACGGTGATGGCGTGTTTGAAACGCACGACTACTTAACCTTGGCAGAACTTAAGGAGCTTTTAAAATGAGCCGCCTTGAAAGATTCAACAACCTAAAGCACTACCCATTTTTGTACGCAATTTACAACAAGCTAACACTAAGTGAAATTTCTGCGTGTGAAACATTTTTAAAGCAGCACAGCAATTTAAGTAAGGCAGAGTTTGCAGAGGTAGCAAACAACTGGATGCTAGACCAAGAGGCCAAGCCTAAAAACCACACCCACATGTGGGCGCTCGTAACGGAATTAAATTCAATGGAGCAACCTGCGGAGTGGCCAAAAGAACAATTCAACGCCTACCACAAAATTAAGGAATAAATATGAAAACCCGCGAGCAATGGTTAAATGATTTTTCAAAACGCTATGCAAAGGAATTTGCAAAGCACGGCCACCCATTACCACCGCACCGGATCTCTTGTGGTTGGCCCTCCAAAGGTGCCATGTCTAAAAAACGCAGATCTGTTGGGGAATGCTGGGATAAAAAAGCCAGTGCCCACAATGTTTACGAGATTTTTATAAGCCCATTTTTACAAGAGCCAATTGATGTTGCAAGCACCCTACTACACGAGTTGATCCACGCAGCAGTTGGTAATGAGTGTGGCCACAAGGGAGCGTTTAAACGTCTCGCACTTGCACTTGGTTTAGAGGGGCCCATGCGATCCACAGAGCCTGGTAAATTACTTGAAGAGCGTTTAAACACTCTGTGCAAAAAGATCGGTGATTACCCGCATGCCTCTATAGATAAAACAACTGCCAAAAAACAGGGCACCCGCATGATCAAATTGGAGTGCGTTGGCTGCGGTTATGTTGTACGCACCACACAGAAATGGATTGAGGTTGGTATACCAAACTGCTGTTGTGGAGAGTACTTTACGGTGGTAATTGCGGGAGAGGAAAAATGAAAAAGCCTGTGGACTTTGAAAGTTATGGTTACAAGCCGCCATTGGGTGAAATTACCCTAATACAAGACGGGGACAACGATACTTGGTATGTGGCGATCTCAATGGGTACAACCAGTAAACGCACAGCTTTAAAAAACTGGCAAAAAGGGGATTGGGAAAAACTTATTTTGGAGCCAAAAAAGAAAGGCAAGAAAAAATGAAACTACTAATTTTAACAATTTTAGTAATTGCAGGATCTTTACCGGCGGCCAGCCGTGATGCCATAAAAGCTGCATGTGAAGCGCAAATGGAAAAACCCAAAACAGAGCGCGCTTTTGATTGCCACATGGCAGACGATCAAAATATGATCTTGTGGGTGCGCAGCGAGCAAATACACGGCAGCCAAAAGGCAATGTTTTATGCGCTTCTTGAGGGCTGGCAGCTGTCCCGCAGCCAAAACGTAATTACCAAGGTATATTTAGATCGCGTGTACTTTAAGCCCAGCAAAGCCTCCACGCTTGTTTGTTTTTCTAGGTGGTCAGTTAATGGTGCCACTGCTACAGATTGCCATGATGGCGGTGATGTGGGAGAAGCAAAGCAGATACGCAACCTTTGGGAGAGCAGGTACAAATAATGGACAGGATCACACTTTCAAATAAGTACTGCAAAGGCCAAGGATTAGAACTGGGCCCATTGTGTTTCCCATGGCCACTTAAGCAAGGCCAAAAGGTTTTGTACTTGGATCTGTTTCCAACTGAATGCCTGCGCAACCAATACCCAGAGCACAAAAGCCAAACCTTTTGCGAGGTAAGCATAATTGATGACGGTACCGTGTGCGCTAGAGTGCAAACAGAATCACAGGACTTTTTGCTTAGCTCCCATGTGCTTGAACACTCAGAAAATGCGATCAACTCGATCCGCAACTGGCTGCGTGTGGTTAAGCAAGGCGGGTACGTACTAATGGCAGTGCCCGAGCTAACCAAAACATTTGACCATAAGCGCCCAGTAACAACCTGGCAGCATTTTATTGACGAGTACGTGTACGACAACCATGCCGAGCACAATAGGCTTGCACACTACCAAGAGTATTTTTCCTTAGTGGATAACCTGAGTGGCGCAGTGCTTGAAAGTACTGTTGCCACCGCAATGCAAAACGCACCACACATACACTTCCACACTTGGAACTGGGCCAGTATGGTTGAATTTATTGCAAAGCTAGGCGAGCTTGGTGGTTTTGTAACACACGAATTGCACTTTCAAGATCACGAAATGTTTATTGTTTTGCAAAAGACTTGCATTGGCGATCCTAACTGGATGGAGGGCAATTGAAAAAGAAACAGCTTAAGGAAGTAGTAAAAAGTGTACGCATGAGCCAAGCAGAATACGATCAGGTGTGCGCTTGGGGTCAACACCTTGGCATGAACTCCTCCCAGTCGATCCGCTACCTGCTTAGTTACGCAATAAGAAACCAAGATGCCCGCGCAGCACAAGCCAAACAGTTTAAAAAATAACGCAGCAAGCTTTGCCATACATCTAACCAATTAGTAAAAATCCATGCATGGAGTACATAACTTATGCATACAAGGATTTTGATACTTTGCTCACTACTGGAGAGCAGTTATTTTTTCAGCACGCCGACAAACTCAATTACCTTTCGGGTAGGTTTCTTCGCGACAATGCGGAAAGCTTTAGGCGCAGGAAAATAGATCTTAAAGAGATTTTCCTAGCCATGGCACTAGTTGCACAGGCAGGCCAAAAGCATGTTTAAACCAAGTTGGGTAATGCTTACTTACAACCGCAAAGCCACAGTTACTGAGGCGCTGTTTTACACATGGAAAAAACGCGGCAGTGAATTTTATGAATTTATCCACGTAGACAACGGCAGTGCAGACGGTGTTGAAACAATGATCCGCGACACCTACAACCCAGCAATAAGCATTTACAACGATAGCAACCTTGGTGTTGCAAAGGGGTATAACAGGGGAATTGTATTGGCCACCGGTACACACATTGTAATTACCGGCTGTGACAGGTTAATGCCCGCTGGCTGGTTAGACACAATGGAAATGTATTTTAGGGCAATTCCAAACACAGGTGTAATTAGCATTTACTCAAAGCAAATAAGTACAGTACCTGAGCGTAAACGTGGGTTTTCAACAATAGTAAACGATCTGCCATTGATAGAATGCATGCCAATGGAGGCCAAGTGCATACGCAGGGACGTATTACTTAAGGCTGGGCATTTGCGTGAGGACTTTGGCTTGTACGGTTGGGAAGACACGGAATATGCGCACAGGTTAGAACGCGTGTGCAGGGAAATGGGCCTGCTAAGTTACACCATACCTGGTTTAGTAGCCGAGCACTTGGGTAGTGAGGGCATTGACCAGTACAACGGTAAGGACGATCAGGCTTACCACATATTTAAGCAAGCACAGTCCAACGATCCAGCCAAACACAGGCTATTGGAAAAATGTGCGCAGGCAAATTACCCATACTACAATCCATATATTTAAGGCGGGCATGCAAGATCCAAAAGAAATTGAGGCGCACTACAACACACCGGATCCATGGGCATATAAAACCAACCCAGCAGACTTGGATCGTAAAAACAGAATTTTAAACAAACTAAAATTAAATTTCGGCACATTTGATCGCGCATTAGATCTTGGTTGTGGTGAGGGTTGGTTAACCACAGATCTGCCAGCGTTAAATATTGAAGGGTATGAATTGTCAGCACAAGCGCGTGGCCGCCTGCCATTTAACGTAAGGCCAATAACTGAGCCATGGGGATCTTACGATCTAGTAATTGCTACAGGGGTAATGTATGCCCATTACGACTACAAACACCTGCTTGAACTTATTAGGATACACGCATCAGGTAGAGTGCTTACCTGCAACATAAAGGCGTGGGAAGTAAAGGAATTAAAAGATCCTGCTTTCATGCTGCACCACTGTGGGTTAGAACAAACAAGCGAACAGGTTTTCCCTTACAGGGAATACGAACAGCAACTAAGAATATTTAGGAGAGTGCGCTAATGGAAGCACAGCTAATAATTTGTCCAGATTGTAAAGGTAAAGGCAAGGTAAGGGACTGGGCATTTACTGTATTCACAAGTGGTCTTGGCGCATTACTTGGCGCAGATATGGATAAATGCGAAAGGTGTGATGGTTTAGGAAAGCTTTACGTTAAGTACAAGGTAGAAAAATCATGAAACTTGCACACAACATAGGCTACGTTGAAAACTCAAACTACACCACGCCTGCAAAGCTGCTGGCCTGCACAGAGCGCATTGGATTTGATGGCATTTACAGAAACGTATACCTATACAAAGACCTGTTGCTTCAACTACAAAAACCACCAATACTTTTTGTAATGGGCAGTTACGTAGGTAAAGACAATAGTTTTGATCATCCACAACCATTGGAAGAGTACTGCACATGGGATCAAATAATGGATCTGGCAATAAACTACCGCTGTGAACTAGGTTGGCACACATGGACACATCCCAAGCTCACCGAATTGGGTGACTTTGATTTGCTAAACGAGTGCAAACCACCATTCCCAATGAAATACTTTGCTTATCCTTATGGCAGTGTAGATCAACGTGTGGCAACGGTTGTAAAAAATCTGGGTTATCAGGAAGCTTGGTCAGTAAGCCAAGGTGACGACACTCAATTTCAACGTAGGAGAACATACATATGAGCAGGGGTATTACATTCAGCGATCTGTGCGATCAAGAATCAAAAGAGGCAATGCCACCATTTGAATTGGCAGGGCAGCAGCTATCACCATTCCAACAGGCAATGCGTGACCACGGCATACTGCACCTACCAAAGTTTTTCCCAGACAAACTAATAGAACGGTATACAAAGCTACGCGGAAAACTGCCAGATCTTGGCGGTTGGAATATGCCTTGTCCCTACCTACATTTTGAAGAGATTAGGGACATTTGCTTAAACAGATCGCTTACCAAGGTAATGATGGAACTAATGGGTGAGCCAATGGGTCTGCACCTTAACCTAACTGGCTGGGTATCAACAGAGCGAGCACTACATCAGGACAGCTACCTAAACCCTAAACACGTAGGTGGTATGTACGTGGCTGTATGGATCGCGCTGGATGACATAAGCCCAGACAGCGGGCCTTTCCAATACATTGAAGGCTCACACAAATGGCCTGTAATGTCCCAAGATCGCGTGTTTGCAGAAATGGCCAAGGACGGTATTACCCCAAGCGATCCACTATGGCCCAGCAAAACAGAAAACTGGATACAAGATCTGTGCTTGGCTGAAGCCCATAAGCGTAATGCCAAACTTGTGGCCTACCTACCTAAAAAAGGTGACGTATTACTTTGGCACCGGTCACTTGTGCACAGAGGTAGCAAACCCAACGTACCAGGCACATTACGTAAGGCACTCATTGCCCATTATTCAAGCGTAAACCACAGAGTGGATATGCCAGATCGTAAAATGCACTATAATGCTGATTGGGATGCGTCAGGTATATACTTCGATACACATTTGCCACTGGAAGGCCCGCAAAGAGTATGAGTGTTGCGGTAACGATCGTGGCCATGGTTTTAACAGTGTCTGTTGTTTTTATTTTGCTCAGCATTGTTTGTGACTTCTGCGTTTACCTGCTTATTAAACTAATTCAACTAATAGATCGGTATTTATGAAGCGCGTACTTTTGATGGCTACAAACCCAAAGGATGGCACTAGCCTGTGGCGTGCACTTGGCCCCTTTGGCCACATGCAAACACAAATGGCTGGTGAGGTGTTGTTTGACACAATGGAAGGCGAGGTTTCATGGAATAAATACTCCATGTACAGCGCCTTGTTTATGCAAAGGCCTTACAATGAAAACCATTTAAAAATGGCACAGATGGCAAGGGACATGGGTAAAAAGATATGGGTAGAGTACGACGATAACCTAATGGAAGTACCTTTTTCCAACCCAGCTTACAAAGCATTTAGCGAGCCTAAAATAAGACAAAACATATCTAAGATCGTGACAATGGCTGATGTGGTTACGGTTTCAACAGGGCACTTAAAGAAGCTATTTGAGGTTATAAACTCCAACACAATAGTGATACCAAACGCAATGGACGACACCATTTTGCAGCCAATGAAGCCCGATAAGAAGCGCAATAAGCTAATCGCATGGCGCGGCTCACGTACACACGACAAGGATTTAATTGAGTACCTAAAGCCAATGGTACAACTCGCAAAGGATCACCCAGCATGGAAGTGGGTGTTTATTGGTGAGCCCTATTTTGAGGTGCAAAGCTGCATGCCACCAGATCGCACATTGATCCTGCAGTCCATACCATTCCCAAGGTATTTCCATTTTTTAAACGACTTCAATGCTGAGATTGCGCTTGTGCCTTTGGATGATTCAAAGTTCAACAGATCTAAAAGCAATATAGCTTACCAAGAGTTTGTGTACTCTGGTGCAGTTCCGGTTGTCCCTGATTGGGAAGAGTGGCAATTGCCTGGGTGTGAAAAATACAAAACGCAGGCTGAGTTTTACGTTGCGGTAAGCAAGCTAATTAACAATGCAGACTATAGGGAAACGCTGCGGCTGGAAGGCAAAAACCACTTTCAAAACAACATGGTTTTGTCAAAGGTAAACCACATGCGAATTGATCTGCTACGCGCATTGATTAATTAAAAAACCTGATACAATCACAATATGCAAATCAAAATTACCGTCTTGGACGCAGAGCTTAAGCGTTGGGTGCAAGGTTTTAACCCACGCACAATAAGCACCATACAGACACGCTCTATAAACGCAGGCATTAGTGCTGTACGCAAAGAGTGTGTGCATTCCATAGCGGAGCATTATGATCTAAAGAAGCGCGATATAAACGGTAACGTAATAGCAAAGCGTGTACGCAACGTAGTGCAAACAGGTAAGGTTGTAGTAAGGGCATCGCCTATAGGGCTGGATAAATTTAAGCTTAAACAAAACCGCTTTGGTGTAATGGGCACAGTGGATAAAACGTCTGGATCGTCCCTGCTTAAGTCGGCCTTTATTACCAACATAAAGGGTAAGCGCATGGTGATGGTACGTACCAAGCGTATAGATCAATCCACCAAGCGGTATGTGGTGAAGCCATCAAGCATGCCACCCCACCGCTCTACTAAGGGTGCAGACCTACCTATTAACAGGCTACTGGCTGACCCCACTGCTGGTGTGATAGCACCACAGGCCACACGCATAGAGGATGTTGGCTCTAAGGCTGTAACAAATAAAATGTTAGAGCTTGCCCATAAGGCCATGGATGCAGGCCGTGTATAAAACCTATGCATACATATTAGTGACACTCTTAATTCAAAGCCTGTGCCATTTGCACGAAATTCAATCGGTATGCCATAAAGGATCGTTTCATTTAGCGTGCCAACCATTGTGTTTGCCTATGATGCAACGGGTCCTACCCAGCCCGATTTATGATGCG